TATGATAATCCACCACGCATGTTCCAACTTAGTCTTAATGCTTCGTCTTTAATGCCCTTAGTTTCTTTTTCCATCTTTTCAATCTCCTTAACGATTTCGTCAGGAGCCAAAACTAAGAGCCTTATCCGAAAAAATTGGACATGTCCAATGTAAATGGTTGCTCGTACTCATGTTCGCATTCCATGCACTTAATTTTCAATGGTTTGAGTTCCGAGTTGCTTCTTAATGTGAGTACCTTATTTTTAATAGTTTCAAAGATGGCTCTATCACATTCGTGTAAAAATTCGTCAATCTGTTCTGCATCCGATACTAATGTTTCGGGAGTTTTAATGTACTCGACACTTTTTGTCATTGTTGTGATTGTCATTTCTGATATCTTAGTAAATGTTTTTGATAATAATTTGAGTTTTTCCTCTTCAGACATTTCTACATCTTCTAAGACTGATGCTATTTTCTGCTCTTCGAATTGAACCAAACTACTTTCATTAATATCCTTGTAAGTTAATGGTCTGATATGTATTTCTAAATCTCCTACATTGATTGAACTATTGTACTCACCAACATCCATTTGTTCGATAATGATTCTTAGGTCAACGCCGTATTCTGCTTCTTCTTCGCATTTTGGACATGTAGTTCCGATTCCTAGTGTATGACCGTAACTTGCAATTCTAATCGCCGCTAATATAGTGTCTAAGTCAATACTAGGAATCATCCATGCGTTTTTGATATTTGGCATACAACTTTGAATCACTTCAATGATTGATGTACCGTTGAACAGAGCATCTGGTGTTCTGTATGTAATTTCGTCTACTGCTGTCATTGGGTAAACAGGTAGTTCGTTATTCTCCGTTAGTTCCAATGTACCTTCTGGATAAAATTTACCTTTACTTGGTAATGTGATGTAAATACTTGGACGTCTAAAATAGTTTCTTAGTGGATTATCTGACATATTATTTCTGCTATAAATACAATAAAATTTACAATATTTATAAGGCACAAACGTATGGCAGATTTTAATGCAGATGAATTTAGAGGGCTTACTAACTCAGCGAGGCAAGCCGCCATTGCATTGGAGAAAGCCCGCAACGCAACAAGTAGCAATACGGAATCAACAATACATCATAAAAGAGAAACCGATAAGTCAAAAGACTCAATAAGAGGACTTGGACATGTAGCAAGTTCTGTTACTAGTGCGTTTAAGAGTGTAGCAAGTGGAACAGCGTCGTTTAGTACATTGGGGAGTATAGTAACAGCATCGACAGGTGCAGTTACTGATTTTACTAAAAAACTAGGCATTGGAGGGACCGTAGTAGGGACAGCAGTGGACGCAATAGGCAATGGTATCTCAACGGTATTAGAGCAATACGATACTACGTTGAAGACATTCCAACGTTTAAGTGAATCAGGACTTGCTGGTGTAGACGGTATAGACACATTGCGTCAGAATATGGTGCGTACCGGTGTACCGATGGAAATGTTCGCTAATATGATATTAAAGAACACTGAGTCATTAGCAGGATTAACTGGGTCAGCGGATAAATCAGCAAAACAATTTTCACAAATGATGTCGACGATGCAGAATGGGTTAGACCAACCATTACGTGATTTAGGATTCACTGCCGAGGAGATTGGCGAAACATTAGTTACATTCTCTAATTTACAACGTAGGTTGGGCAATCTACAAACAATGGACCAAGATAAATTAACAAAAGGTGCAGTTAAGTTTGGCAAAGAGTTGGATGCAATTGCTAAGTTAACAGGTCAAACAAGAACAGAACAACAAAAATCATTAGACGCCGCAATGCGTGAGGCAAGATTCCTAGCATCACAGCGTAAACTACAATCACAAGGAGATGCAGGAAAACAAGCCGCAAATGAAATTAAGAACCTTATGTTAGGGATGGAAAAGGTATCTCCTGCGATGGCACAAGCAGTTAAAGATGTTTCTGGAGGATTTGTTCATACAGAAGCGGCAAAACAAGCGTTTGTATCCACGGGTGGTGCAATAACACGTGTGTTGGCATCGATGCGTAGTGGTAATATGGATTACGAAACTGCTATGCAAGAACTTCAAAGTGGCATCAAACAAACGTTACCTACTATGGAAGCAATTGGATTGGCAGTTGGTGATACAACAGGTGCATTTATTCCTCTACATGAATCTGTTAACTTAGCAACGTTTGCAATGGGCGACTTCAAGAAAGCAATTGAGGAGAATAGAAAAACACAAAAAGCCCAAATAGAAGCAGACAGTGGCACAACAACTAAAGAATTGGTTAACGCACAGAAACACTTATGGAGTTCAGCATCCCATTTGCAAGCAACTGCAATATCATTTGATAAAGTATCGGGTGGATTGGAAAGTGTAATGAAAGGACTTGACAGTGTTAGTAAAGGCACGTATCGCAGAATTGGTACAATCGGCGACATCGAACGCCCTTCTGCAACTCAAACACAAATTGATATAGATATTCGCGCAAATAATCAATTACTAGCAGATGCCAAAAATCGTAAATCTGTTTTAGAATCGCGATTAGGGACTAAGAAACAGTTCCGTGGGCGAGATAAGTTAGAAGCAGAATTAGCAGATTTAAATATCAAAATACCTGCACTAACCAAGTCAGTTCTAAGTGATATAGAAACCCGACGCAAGGAACAACTTACCACAGGCAAAACAACATTGGGGAGATTGTTTAGACAATTAATGCCTGATGGTAGTATATTCGGTGATAAAAATTCTGCACTTGGTACAAGTGATTTCAACAGTCCCCAAGCATTAAAGGATATTATAGAACAAAATTCTGGTCTTAATGCAACACGAGTTGTATCTCCTGAAATACAAGGAAAGATAATGGATTCGTGGCGTAAAAATCCAGATTTGGATAGTAAGAAATTTTGGGACGAGTTGAAGCCAATTTTCGATAAGATGAAAGATGATAATGCAAATCAACTAGGCAATACAACCTCACTTGATGAAACTCAGAATGAAAAAATCACAAGTGCAATGAGTTCACTTTCTAATTCCAATATAGAAACTAATAAAAAATTAGACAGTATCGTAACTGCACTAAATCAAGGTAACAAAAACACACAAGGTTCTGATTCCAATATAGAAACTAATAAAAAATTAGATAGTATTGTAACAGCACTAAATCAAGGTAATAAAAATACTAAAGATATTAAGCAATATGTTCAAGTGGTTTAATTCTATTACTTAATTAAACAGCATAAATACAGCAACATTAATTAAATAACGGATTTAAAATGAGTTGGAAAAAGTATTTCAAGGTTGCCGACACATCAGGACAGTTTAGTCCATTAGGTGGCGCAACAACCCCACAAGCAAGCAACTTCGCATTTAGAAACTATCAAAGTAAACTTCCTGAAGTTTATACAGGACATCCTAACCGTGTTGAACGTTACAATCAATACGAATCCATGGATATGGATAGTGAAGTAAATGCTTGTTTGGATATTATTTCTGAATTTAGTACTCAGGCAGACGATGTTACATCAAGTCCATTTGATATTAACTACGTAAGTAAACCAACCGACAATGAAGTTAAAATTCTTACAGAACAGTTAGCACAATGGGTTAAATTAAATAAGTTCGACGAACGTTTGTTTAAAATGTTCCGCAACACAATTAAGTACGGTGACCAAGTATTCATTAGAGACCCTGAAACATTTAAACTTATGTGGGTTGAACCTACTAAAGTAGCACGTGTAATTGTTAATGAAAGTAAAGGAAAAGAACCTGAGCAGTACGTTGTTACTGACATTAATCCAAACTTCGAAAACTTAACAGTTGCAGCCAAAACTGTTGATGACTTTGCAGTTAACCCTGGACGTGGTGGTTACACAGCAAATAACCAAGCACCCGTAAGTGGTGGAAACTTAAACAACAATGGTAGTAGATTTGCTAACTCAATGAAAGAGTCAGTAATTGATGCTAAGCACGTTGTTCATTTAAGTTTAACTGAAGGACTTGATGTTACTTGGCCGTTTGGTACTAGTATTTTGGAAAACATTTACAAAGTGTTCAAACAGAAAGAAATGCTAGAAGATGCTATTCTAATTTATAGAATTCAAAGAGCACCTGAACGTCGTGTATTCTATATTGATGTTGGTAACATGCCAAGTCACATGGCAATGAGTTTTGTGGAACGTGTAAAGAATGAAATACACCAAAGGCGTATTCCTACACAGAATGGCGGTTCTAATGCAATGGATGCAACATATAATCCACTGTCAACAAACGAAGATTTTTTCTTCCCCCAAACCGCAGAAGGACGTGGGTCTAAAGTTGATACATTGCCCGGTGGTGAAAATCTTGGACAGATTGACGACTTACGTTACTTTAATAATAAACTTGCACGTGGTTTACGTGTTCCTAGTAGTTACTTACCTAGTGGACCTGATGATAATTCATCTCCGTTAACTGATGGTAGATTAGGAACTGCATTAATACAAGAATTTAGATTTAACCAATACTGTAAGCGTATGCAAGCGTCATTGGCACGTGTGATTAATACAGAATTTAAACTTTACTTAGCGTTCCGTGGGTTTAATATTGATGCTAGTTTGTTTGACATTAAGTTCAATGAACCACAGAACTTTGCTAGTTACAGACAGAGTGAACTAGATGCAACACGTGTTAGTACATTTGCTAACTTGGAACAGTATCCTTATCTTAGTAAGCGTTTCTTACTTGAGCGTTACTTAGGATTAACTGAAGAAGAAATGGTTAAGAACGAAGAGCAATGGGAAGAAGAGAATGCGAAAGCACAGGAAACTGCGTCCGAAGGTTCTGATTTACGTGGAGTAGGTATTATGCCTGGTGGGTTTGAATCGGATATTGATACTATGGGAGAAATCGAAGGTATGGATGCAGAAGGTATGGATGATATGGGAGGCGATGTTAATGCAGAATTAAATCCAATGGCTTCAGAAGCACCTCCTATGGCAGGTAGTGATACTACGGGCATTGCATAAATAATACTATGATATTAAACGAACTATTCAATAAAGCACTTCCTGGATATCAGGATTTGGAAGATGATAATTCACAAATTACTAAAGATGATTTGCGTAAAACCCGTCTTACATTAAAGCAAATTAATAAACTCAGACAGATGAATGATATTCGTAATATTGAGAAGAAGGACAAGTTGGAAAAAATTCAAGCAATGTATTCATCTCCTGATGAAGATGCAGTACCCGCATTTTAGTATAAATTTTAATATTTAACATAAAAATCTTAAAAAAGGCACTATTACAGTGTCTTTTTTATTATATGGTCTAAATACACACATGAATATGAATATTTTTAATTTTTTTGGAGTTAACCCATGAGTAACAAATTTGAGAAACTAATTGAATACGTCATCAATGACGAAGACCAAAAGGCATCTGACCTTTTCCATGAAATTGTTGTAGGGAAATCACGTGAAATTTACGAAGGTTTAATGCAAGACGATATCGGTGGTGATACTGTTGATGATTTTATCGATGATGTTTCTGCTGACGAAGAAGGTGTTGATTTTGCTGATGATGCAGAAGAAACTGAAATGGATTTCGGTGATGAAATAGATGCCGAAGAGAATGAAGATGACCACGCTGAGATTGAAGACCGTGTTGTTGATTTAGAAGACAAACTAGACGAGTTAATGGCTGAGTTCGATGACCTTATTGGTGATGATACAGTTGGTTCATCTGATGCCGATGATATGGGTGACGATATGGACTTTGAAGTAGACACAGATGACGAAGGTGAAGACTTTGGTGATTTAGATGCTGAAGAAGAATTATCATTTGAAGAAAGTGCTGATGAAGATATTGACGAAGACAAAGAAGAATTGGAAGAAGATGCTAAATTAGTAAATGCACCTAAACCAGTTACATCAGAAGAAGGTAGTGTTAATACAACTAGTGCTAACGCAAATGATGCAGGTAAGAAATCTAAAACAGATGCAAGACCTGTTCAAACTAGTACAGCGACTGAAAATGGACGTCCTGCACCAAAAGCAAAAGACTTAGGTGTTGATGGTCCAGAAGGTGGAGCAAAATTAACTAAAGCACCCGCCCCTAAAAAAGGCGAGTAATTAAGTGTCGTTCTTACAGGAAAGTTTATCATTCGACGTCGCTCAGATAGTTCTTGAGCGTGATGAAAAGGGTGATAAAAATCTTTTTATGAAAGGACTTTGCATCCAAGGCGATGTAAAGAACGCTAACCAGCGTATCTATCCAGTCAATGAAATTACCAATGCCGTTAAGTCATTGAAAGAACAAATTGGCGGTGGATATTCTGTATTGGGTGAGTTAGACCACCCAGACGATTTAAAAATTAACCTAGACCGTGTGAGTCACGTTATCACAGATATGTGGATGGAAGGCGCAAACGGCTATGGTAAATTAAAGATATTACCAACACCAATGGGGACTCTAGTTGAGACCATGTTAGGTAGCGGTGTAAAGTTAGGTGTCTCTAGCCGAGGTAGCGGAAACGTTAATGAAAGCAACGGACATGTAAGTGATTTTGAAATAGTAACAGTTGACGTAGTAGCGCAACCTAGTGCGCCTGATGCGTATCCAACAGCCATATATGAAGGTTTGTTGAATATGGAAGGTGGTTCTAAGTTGCTTGAAATGGCGGCTGATGCTAGAGAAAGTATCACAGCACAGAGATTTTTGAAAAGTGGCATTATGCAACTTATTAAAGACCTCAAATTATAGGAGATATTGATGCTAGATGCAATGAAACCCTTGCTTGACAGTGAACTTATTAACGAAGACACTCGTGTTGCTATCCAGGAAGAATGGGATAAAAAACTAATCGAGAC